TGCTGCACCAGACGCAGCGGCGATCTGCGTACCGGCGGTGGGGAACTCAAGCTCGACCCACGTGACCCGCCCGGTATTCAGCGAATCAACAGCAGCCTGCGAACCGCTGGCCGTCGCCGTACCTGCCGTGGCAGGAATGACGACTTCTTCGAAAATGGAAGCGCCGAGGCCGCTAGCGGTGCTAGCCCCCGGCGCGGTTGACGTTACGGTCTCGTCTGCACCAACGGAAATGCTGTCAGCCGGTGGGCCTTGCGCCGTGGCCGTACCGGTTGCCGTGCCCATCGTTTCTTCGAACGCGGCATCCCAGCCCCACGCCACCATCTGCTCGACGTTGGTGACGATAACTACTTCTAGGATGAACGTACTGCCCGACGCCGTCGCCGTTCCCGCCGTCGCCGTGATCTGCGTACCGGCAGTCGGAGTCTCAAGCTCGACCCATGTGACCGTGCCTCTTGCTACTACTACGCCTGACTTGAAAACTACCAGCAGAGTCATCAGCCGACTCCTGCCAAGCTAAGGCGTTTCACCTGTCTCTCGGTGAATGTGGCCCAGCAGCCGACGCTGTCCGACACCGCCGATGTGCCGCCGTTGTACGTCTGCGTAGACGCCGTAGTAGTCTGAATCTTGTGCTGGGACGCGATGCAGTTTCCACCCGTGGTCGAGCCGACTTCGCTGTACTGGTTAGTCGCCCACGTACCGTTCGTCGTATCCGAGTCGGCTGTGTAGGTCTGCGTCGTGCCTGACTCCATTGCGTGTGTGCACAGCACGATGTCAGCAACCCGCACCGTTCCCGTCGTGATGGTGTACGAGCCACCGGCCGTCGTAGCCGAACCCGCAATCACACCACCTTCAAGATAAAGCGGCACCCAGCCAGCCGTTGGCACCATTTCGTGCAGCGTGTAGGACTTCGCCGTCGTGTTAGCGCCGAACGTGATCGTGATGGTGGAGCCGGTGGTCAGCACCCCGGCCGACATGTCAGTTGTGAACATGCCCCCCTGAATACCGGCCGAGGCTGCGCCGTTGTCCCAGATCGGAAGTTGCCGCGCTCGCCATACGTTCCCGTGCGAGTCGGTCACCGATGAGATGTTGTTGGTCGAACCGCCGGTTGACGAGTTGTCCGCCGAGATGCAGATGACGGCCAGAGACCCTGCTGCGAAGTTGCTTGCAGGCGAGAACGCGTAGGTTGTCGAAGCAGACGCGTTACTGGCTGCTGTCCCGCGATTGGTGCAGGCGAGGGCCATTTACACGTACCAGCACACGGCATCCAGAGCAGTTGTCGGTGCGCCTGTGCCACCCGCTGTTGACGTGGCTGACCACCCCATCGCAGTGCTGAACCGTACACCCGGAGCCATCCACAAGTTTGCCGCAGACGTGGGTGGGATCGTCAGCATGAAGTATGGCGTCGTTGTTCCGATAGTCACGTTGGCCGTCAGCGCGTTCCAGAACTGCACGTAGACCGCCGTGGCATTCGGGTTGTAGATGTAGTACCCGGCAAGCGTTCCAGCACTGGTCTTGATCTGCGCGTAGCTGCTCGTCAGCGCCGTGCCGCCGTCCGACGACGTGTTGTTGATCGCCACCGCCGTCTGCGTACGATCCCACGTCGAGCCGTTGAAGTAGTGCCCGGTGGACTCTACCGGCAGGCGGTTCTTGGTGTTGCTTTCACCATCGGTTTCGGACGTGTCAATCGACAGGTCGTTCGTACCGTCGGTTATGCGGACCTTGCCCGCGTACGCCGTTCCCGCTGCCAGCCCGATTGTCTGTGCTGCTGCAACGTTGACCGTGCCGATGACCTTGGTTGTCTCAGCAGCAAGAGTAGCCGCAACGTCGTTGTTCGCACCGAGGTTGACCAGCAGGCCGTCCGTACCGTCGGCAGGGATGAGCGTGGCCGAGCCATCGGTGGCGATGGCCAGCTTGATGATCTGCGCATGCCCCGTCGTGCAGTCATCCGTGAGGATGGTCTTGCCGGTGCCCGGTGTGATGTCGATGTTGTCAGCCATGATCTATCCCTGTTACGGCGTGAACGTCACGAAGCGTAGCCGAAGGTCGGCGTAGTCGGTAATGCTATCTGCCTGCCCGCTGGTCAGCGTCTGCTCGTGCGTAGTTGTCGTGGTCGATGCCGTCGTATGCGTCCAGCTAGCGATTTCAGTACCGCTTCCCTGCCGCAGACTGACCGTGATAGTCGCTACGCCGTTACCTTTGATCCGGTAGCGCACCTTATGTCCCGACGAAGTCGCCGGGTCAGACACGGAAGCAAACTTCACTTCCATTGTGGAGTCGCTGTTTACGTACGTGTAATCGGCGTCACTGTACGTCGATTCGTCCAGCATGGTGTACAAGCCGGTGCCGGTGTTGTCCGATGAACGAAGCCAGTTACCTGCACTGATGTCTGACGTAGGCGCTGCTAGTTGGACACTTGGCGCAATGGACAACACCGCGCCGGGGTTCTCAATGATCGCTTCAATGTGAGCGTCAGAGAGGGTAGTGTTATAGATAAAAAGATACTGGAAGCTGTGGGTAGATGTAACTTGAACTACTAGCCTATTCATCGTTAACGACGAAAACGTTACTGCCCCAGTTGTGCTTAACGCCGTATATGTCCCGGTCGGCGGCGTTGTTGTCGCATTTACATACCCACCAGACTGTGCACCAGTGGCTGACTTGGCTGCGACTCCGGTGTAGGCATTGGTTCTTACGCCAGTATTTCCGTTTTCCCAAACATGCCCTGCGCCATCGTTCAGCTTTACGGTGACATTGTTCTCCCATGGGCTACCAAAAAATACGGCCTTGTAATAACCCAACCCACCGGACACGTTGTAGATGCCGACTTGTAATTCCGCGTTGTTGCTGTTTCCGGTGTTTTTAAAACCGGCAATCATTGTGAACGAGCTATTGAGATCAAACCCTCCTGACACATTTGCTTCGGCAGAAGTCATAGCGGTACTTGACCCGATAAAGTACCCATCAGCGTCGTATGACCCAACCGGCTGCCCGCCCAACGTCAAAGTAATGTCGTTAAGAACTTCCTTGATAACACTCGTTGAACGCGGAACGACGGCATACAGCAAGTTCGCCTGATTTGTATGCCCAGTGTTTTTTGACAGAGTTTCGCCGCTGCCACCAAAAGGGTTTGCCATCTAGATCGCTCCCCATGAAGACGGCGGGCGAAACACCCATACGTCTTGCTCCGTAGTTGAAAGCCCAACAAAGACACCGGTTGCTTCGTGGTACGCCCAGCGTCCATAGACGCCATTGAATACACCGCCGTCAAGATCGTGCTGTACGTTTTCGGTGCCGATGTATTTTGTATACGTTCCGGCATTCGTATCGACACGAAGGACTTGATTCGTCCCTACCCAGCAATACGCGATTCCGTTACGCACCACCATTCCTGGCGAAGCATCGGTTCTTACCTTGTTCCAGACCGCATCATTCACTAACAAACCCGGATTCATTGGAGTACCAAGCCAGTGAAATCTAGACTGGTAGCCGCCGTTGACGCACTCCCACAGCCGAAAATTCGTTCTGTAACCACCGACAACGGTGTCATATACATCTGGGCCGCCGACTTCATAGTACTTATTCGTGATTGGGTCGCGCACGGTATCAGGCCAAGGCCCATAGCGGCTTGGAACTGGGCCGCCAGCGCCCACCGCTCGTCCGGTTGTAATTGCCCCGGTTGCCGGATTAAGCGTCCTGACCGTCAACGAGTCGCCAGAACTACGGAACCCGAATGTATTGTCTGCGTTTCTTACAACTGAGTATCCAGCCTTAAATCCCTCGGTATACCCAGTTCCTATTTCGTTTGGATGAAAGACGTGTGGTGTCCCCCACGCCTGTTTCGGTGTCGCGGCATTTATGTCGAAGGTCCAGATCACACCGTCGGAAATTGCTGGCTGCAACTCAGCCGACATGTTCCTGATGTTGATTTGCGCGTCACCAGTGAAAACAATTTGCTCGTTGATTGGATCCCAGCCCCACCCACTGTAGTTGTGTTGCGTCATCGGCCCCCACTCACCAATCGGGCGAATTGCAGCCGCGTATGCAGATGACGTGTACCAATCCACTCTTGCCAGAAGCGTTGAAACGCCAGCCGGGTAGGCGAACCCACTACTCGGCCCGGTAAATCCTGCTCCTGTCGCAGCCCCCGGCGGTGCAGGATCGTGTACTCGGTACGCTCCTACTGGATCAGCCACACGGACCATATAAAGGTCGTTGCCGTACCACGCCTGATGCCCGCCGTTCACGCCGCAGAAAAAGGCGTGGCCGTTGAACATCCCTCCACCCCAAATACAAAAGATTGCCGATGGGTTGGCATATACGGTAGTGCTACCGCCAAAAGTTCCTCTCCATCCAATTGTTGATGCGTCCGCACCAGAAAGAAGCGCAGGGCGCAGTGTTGTTTTGCCGACGATCCCGATGGACCGATTCGATAGTCCACCATACAGCGTTGTTCCAGCCGTTCCGTCGTTCAATGGAGCGAACCCACCAGTCGTCGCGTTGATGCTGTTCTTGACGGCCGTCAGCGTGTTGAATGTATCGTTCCCTCTGTATGTGTTCGGATGCGTGATGAACACCGATGTATCAGTTGTCGATATAACCGATACCGACGTAGTAGCGCTTGTAATGCGCCGAGGAGGAGTCCACGCCATTATTTGTTCCTCGGGTAGTAGCCCCAGCGCGGCTGCGCTGCAAAACCGTTCCGCCACACTGAAAGATTAGTGATTGGAGAGTCAACGCCATTGCCGTAAAACTTTGTCCACGCAGCATCAGCACCAGAAACACCTCGCTCCACTGCTATACACAACGCGGCCCAGAAGTAGCTCGGGTATAGCGCCCCAGCCGAACTGTCTGTGCCGGTTCCAGTTGCCCACGAAGCAGCAGCAGACCCGCCTTGCATCATTGGGCCACTCGTCGCCGGAACGGAATCAAGTATCTGTGCCGCTAGTTGCTGCGCCCACGTTGCCTGTGATGTGAGCCTTCCGGCATTGACATTTGTTCCAACGATCTGCTCGTAAAAGTGGTAGCGAAACTCCCCGCCAACCGCATCGTTGACATACTTCACAGGGTTCACGGCCATCCAGTCCGCGAGCGCCACAAGGTCTGTTTGCGTCTGGCCGGTCAGCACCTTGGCATTAGCCGCCATATGCGCCGCCTGCAAGAAGTAGTAGTTCTCGAAAAGAGAGAACCATTGATTCGTTCCGCTGTAGCCGGGGCGATTGGTCAAATTACCCGGCTGCATCTGATAAGCGACGTTGAGTTCTTGGCCGCGTGTGATGTATTCATTCCAGCCGGGCGTATATACCTCTCCCGGACCGGTCAAGGCGTTGCCTAGCTTTGTCTGCGCTGCCGCTTTCCACGCATGGGAATCTGGCGTCAGAAAAACCGAGACAGCATGGTCGCGCAACCCCCATGCTTTGCCCCGCACTTCCATCGACGTACCGTACAGCGGCGTGTCTCTGTTTGTCCATGTTGCATTGAACAGGCATGCCTTCTGCGCCAACTCGATAAAGCAAGGACTCGGACGGCACAGAAACGCCATCAAGCCGATCTGCGGACAATGCGTGTGTCCGGCCCCACTCTTGTTCGTGCTTGGCTTGGCGTAGTTTGCAGGCCAGCCTTGACTTCCTTGAACGCTTTTGTTGCCAACCTGCGTGAAGTTCGGAACATAACCACCAACGTCGCGGTAGTTCAGATCGAACGTCAGCGCCTTCAGCGCATTGGTGACGATGGCGTTACGCACCGTTTTGTTGCCGGACTGAAGGTACTGAACTTCCCAATGCGGCAAGATGCCAATGTGCGCCGCATCGCCGCCACCGCCCATTGACGGCTGATAGCGCCCTGTGTCCCAACGCGCGTAGGCGTCCGAACCGTAAGTCGTATCGAGGTTGACGCTGCTCGCTTTATCCACCCGGAACAGCATCGGATGTTTCTGCATCGAAGCGGTGTCGTGCGTCACGTCGATGCCTGGGTCGCCGCCAATCCACGTTGAGGCGTACCACGCACGGAAGGCCTCATGGCCCGTGCTTGTCCAAGTGTTCGTTTGCCCGGTTGCATTGGTGATTGTTGTCCCGGCCGTCGGAGACGTCACCGTCGCAATCGTCGTCCCGTTCACGCTTACCGTCGCGCCCGTATAGGTCTGCAACGTCGGTTTGACAGGCGCCGTCGCGGTCAACTTCCCGTTCTCAATCACCACTTCGACAAACGCCCGCCCCCCCGCAAAGGCGTGAACGTCGATCACCGCTTCTAGCGAACCTTTACCGGTGACGGGGATGCGGTAACGAGCGCAGATCACTTGCTCGTTCGCCCACCATGTCCAATCGGCCGTAGTGAGCGACGCCTTGGTCAGGTCGTAGTTCACGCTATCGAACGTGCATCGAACTGCAACTGAATTACTAAAGCAATTTTGCAGGTGTGTCAGCGTAAGCGGTGTCTGCGTCACCGTAGTAGTACGCAGTGCAATTTCTTTTGTAACACCGTTTGTTAACGCTGTGTTTCCTGCAACAACCATTACTCTTGCAGAGTTGTCCGGCCAAACCGACAGCACAGCCGCACGTAGCGTAATGTCATCTGGACTTACGATTGACATTCCACTTGGTACTGCACTTTCTGCTGGGTACACCGTTGCCATATACGGCAACGTACCGGAGAGCGCGGGGTGTAGTGTCAGCGTAGGAAGCGCAGCAGGCTCTGTGTACGAAAAAGCAAACGTGGCAGACCCCGCTGCTGCACTACCGTCATACGTTACCAATCCAGTTTCTGAAACTGAAATGCCGGGCAACGCCCCGCTTGCTACTGCATATATCCCGTTTAGCTGCGCCCCATAGGGCGGAGACAATTGATACGTCTGACCAGCCGTACCTTCAGTAAACGAGATAGATGTAACTGCCCATTCACTACTCGGCAGAACGGTCAGTGACCCTGTTCCAGCAGTGCTGCTAAGAACGGTCTGACCGCTAGCTGTCGCCATCAACACCAACGACGACATGTCATTGGCGTCTGCTTGTCCGCCACTGAAACGTATTTTCGGTGCTGTCCCGTGTTGAAACTCGACCCACGCCGGTTTCGTACTTGGGGTATTGGACGAGTGCCAACCAAGCGTGACACTAACAGTGCCAGCGCCAGCAGATACAGGTACAGAAAGAAAACCGCTGTCTTGTCCAGCAACTACGGTAAACACGGGGGCAGCAGACCACAACGGTGTTGGCTGTGACGCCGTGTTAACAGTAAGCGTACCCGCTACACCAATAGAGATGTTGGCGATCAGCCTCGGCGGTCTGTTCGGGCGCAGCTTGAAACGCGGCATTGCTACGCTCCTTACACGACGGTTAGCTGAATAGTAAGCCCTGAAATGTCGACAGAGGAAGCGCCTGTACCGATAGTGACACTGCCAACCTGCAAGTCACCTGTGCCCACACCAACGTTGAATGTGGCAACTACCGTATTAGCGCGGTTGCGGAACCGCCCTTTCCCGATGTCGCCTGATGTCGGTGTTGTCGTTGTCGTGATGACAGAACCTGACTGCACGGCAGTGACCGGACCTGACCCAGATGCCGTACCAAAAGCCGGGTTGCCGAACTGAACAACTGCCAGCGATACATCTCCGCTGGTTAGCAGTTCGAAATCACCGTTTGCATCCCCGCTACCACCATCAATCTGCGCCGTCAGCGCATTCAGCATCGCCAACTGGGCGGCTGCACTAAGGACTATCGCCATTTGGTAGCTCCGTCGGTGTCAGGGTGCAGTGGTATTCCTGCGCCGTCCCATCCTCGTTGCGGACAGTAATGACGCACTCAGCCGTCAGCTTGACGACGAGCGGAGGTACATCCATGGCCTACTCCCGTCGCTTCAGCCGTTTAAGGACATGCCCAAGCCACGTCCACAACTCGCGGACGGGCTTGAGCAGGATGTCACGCAGCGTCATTACGGCGTGGTGATGGTGAAGATGTCGCCGTTGGCACCGGACCAGTCGATGGTCAGCGCACCGCCCTGAATGCTGCGGTCACTGCCAAGGTCAACGAACCCGACGGCTTGCTTACCTGCCGCCGTATCGTTGTAGATGATCCCCCACCGCGCATTCGTGAAGCCGCTGCCGTCCTGATTGACGGTCACGTTGGCCGCACGGAAGGTCGGCACGTTCGACACCAGCGTCCACGTCACGCTGGTCAGCGTGATCGGCCCGGTATACGCCGTCCCCGTCCCAACTTGGTTGGACGAGAAGTTGGTTGTACCGCCAGCGCCCCAGCGCGGGTCAGCCGTCGTTGCCGTCGGCGTCGTCGTGCTTGTCACCAGACCGAGCTTGTACGTGTCGCTCGACAAGTCATGAACTTTTTCACCAAGGTCCAGCAGCGTCTGCCGAAACCACGTTACGTCACCGGTAGCCATTCAAATCCTCCTAGAAATCCTTGCGGATAGTTACTTTCACCAGTTCGTAGACCGTCTCGACTGAACTGTCGGCGTAGGTCACTTCAAACTCGCCTTCAAACTCACCTGCCGTGTCGAGTGCTGTAGGCGTCCAGTCAACTCGTACTCTTCCGCCTGCGCCAGCCACGTTGTACGGGGCAGTCGCATCAATCGTTGCACCATCTTCCAGCATCTTGCCCGTGAGCAGGGTGCATGGAACACTGGCCTTGACCGTAGTCGATCCAGCGGGGCGCAGCTTGAACAGCGTGGTCGACCCACTTACGTCAAGGGGGTTGCCGTTACCGTCCAACAAGCTGAACGTACGTGGGCGCGTGTCATTTCGAACAACCTTGACTCGGCTCATGCGAACCTCACCGGAGACACGCGCATTCCAACACGGCTATATGCCCGTGTCGTGTCAATCAGCCCCTCGGCCATGCCTTTCGCAGCGAGCATGTTGTAGAACGCCGCCGACTTCGGGTCGCTGAACGACTGCCCCGGAAGCATGAGGATTTTTGACAGGGCACTGGCGGCGATGGGTTCGGCCCACTCGTCGTACAGCACGTCGGGCACGGTCTGCGCCGTGCGTGTCGGCTTCAACGCCGCCCGCACTGTCAGCGAGTACGCAGTTGCAGCAGCCGTAGGTTTCGGGAAGACGCGGAGAATCTGGGTAGGCTCGATGTGGTAGTACCACGTCAGGCTGTTGGCGGAGTCCGCCTGCGTAGAGTCGAACGCGCCAACTGGGTAGATGTTGTCAACGATAGGCAGTTCCAGCTTGCGCGTCCCGTGCCACACCTCGCTGACCATGGCCACAACCATGTCGCTGGTTGGTGCCGAAAGTTCGTACTCGACCGTGTCTTCGATAACGGTAATCGGGTCGAGCATCTGCTGCATCAGCAGCGTCGTACTGCAAAACTCTATACACGCATCCCGCACAGCCTGTTCCATCAGGCTGTCTGGCACACCTAGCGCATAAGGCGCTACACGCCCGTAGAAATCGCTCAGCTTGGCCATGTAGTAACCCCCCGTGGGTTAGACGGGGGGTTCCTTGTTACGGGGTTACCACCGCGATCCACTCGTTCTTGGCCATGGCGATAAAGAACGCGCCTTTACCCGCCGCGACGGCAAACGTCGTAGTCACGTTATTCACCTTACCACCACCGGCCGCGAACACGTTCAGCGTTTCCGTGCTGTCCGTGTTCAATACAGCAACCGTGCCGCCCGCCCCCGTAACCGGAGGAAGCAGCGCACTGTTGTTGGTCGACGTGGTCGTACTGACGACGTTGATGTCTGCAGTAAGTTGCAGCGCCGCCGTTGCCGTGCCGTTAGCCGCAGCAGTGAGGCCGGTAGCGACCGAAGGCCGTCCATGCCACGTGCCACGCGCGATCAGGCTTTTCATCGTTCCGATCATCATTAGCTCCTGATTAGTTTGGGGCCACCAGACGGTGGCCCCGTTTCACCGTTAGCCAGCGATGATGGCGGTCGTCAGCGCCGTGTCTTTGACCACCTTGTAGCCGTAGACCATCAGGCCACGCACGTAATCACCGAAGTCGGTCGTGCTGCGCACGGTTTCCGTCTTGGTGAATTGCGAGGCGAAGGTCATGGCCGAACGGTGACCGCCGACGATGACGTGGCGCTTCGGTTTGCCGTTGTCCGTACCGCCGATGTAGTTCTTGTCCAGCGCCGCTTTCGGCAGCAGGGTCGAAACATACACGTCGAAACGGTCGATGCGGCCGATCTTGCCGTTACGCAGGATCGACTGGGCGTCACCCATGAACTGCGCTTGGGCCAGCGACGAGTTCATCAGGATTTGCCGCTCGTACGGGGTCAGCACGAGGAAGCGGTCGTTTTCCGGCACGTTCTGCTCGTCCAGCACCGAGGACATGGCGGTGATCGTCGCAAGGACGTTTGCCGCGTCCAGAGCGAGCGGAGCCGCGTCGGTCCCGAGGTTGTACGCTGCAGTCGTTGCACCGGCAGTCGCGCCCATGTTGGCCGCAGCCGCGCCGCTGTACGTTCCCAGCCAGCAGTCGGTGTCAATCTTCATCTTCATCTGCGCCGACGCGTCGGTGCTGAACGTGTCCATCATGTTCGGCTTCGACTGGTGCGCGATCACGTCGTTGAGTTGGAAGGCGAAGTACTTCGCCTTGTCGATGGCCAACTCGACCACGCTCGGCGTCGGAACCTGATAGGTCAGGCCGGTGCCGGGGACATAGTCCGTGATGGTGATGTCCGGGACGTTGTTGATGATGACCTTGTCGCCAAGCGACTTGATCTCACCTTCCCAGTTGGTGTTGCTGCAATCGGCAAACGTGGACTGCGCGTAGAACTTGACGTTCAGTCGCGCCGACCACAGGGTCGGGATAAACGTACCCGAGTAGTTGATGCTGTTGAAGTCACCGGCTTGGCCGATTAGTGCTTCGGAAGCGGAAATGGAAGCCATGTACTACTCCTGTCAGGTTGGCTCCACCGCTCTGGCTGGGGTATCAGGGTCTGATACGTCCTTCAGACATCGCGGCGTTGAGTTCGCTCTCAATGCGCGCGGCTTCGACGTGGTTGCCCTGCTTGGCTAGCCGGATGAGCTTGTCTGACTCCGTCTGGAACTCCATGGCGGTGTAGACCCTCTTACCCGACTGCGAACGTACAGGAGCGGCGCTCGTCTTTTCCGGCGCTACCTGACGTTGAAGTTCTCGGGACTGCTGCGTCTGGACTTTGGTCTTGGCACTGGTATCGAATTGCGGATGCGCTTGAATGAACGCTTGGAACACTTCAACGGCAGCAGCACCGTCCATCGCTCCAGCAGCCTTCTTCAGCGCCTCATCCCACGTGGCCTTCATGCCGGGGATTCTAGATGCCAGCCACTGCTGGCACTCCGCCGATTCCTGTACCTCTTCCCAGTTAGGCACGGCATCGCCAAGAGTCTTGAAGAACCGTTCCTGCTCGTTCGCCACCTGCGTCTGGGTTACTGAATCCAGAGTGCCGTTGGCACGTGCAAGAGCCTCTTCAAGTTGCTTGATGCGCGCTTCGTACGCACCCGCCATACGCTCGGCTACGTCCTGTGCCTTCCGGTCGACCATGTCGATCAGGTCTTGCCCGAAAGCATCAACGTCTTGCTGAGTGACGCGCGCTCCGTCCGCCTTGGCCGTCGTGGGGGTCTGCGGTTGCCGGGCCATCTCCTCCAGCTTCGCTTCAAGTTCCTTGACGCGCAACTGAAGTGGGGGAACGGTAACGTTGAAGACGCCCTGAAGACCGTAGTACCGCTGCTTCCATGTGTCCTCGTCGTCCTTGTCAGACTGACGTTTGACCTGTTTGCGCGGTTCTGAGGGGGGAGTCGCTGCCTCAGTTGTAGTGATGGGTTCCGGCGGCGGCGGGTCGGCGGGAGGTGCGTCGTTTGAAGGGGTTCCGGCTGGATCGGTTGCCGGGGTTTCAAACTGCTTATCGTACGCAGCCAGCGCTTCGGCCTGTTTCTGCACTGCCTCGGGAATTGCCATTCACTACTCCTGCCTGCCAGTGGCTTGGGCTACTTCTGTTTCGGCCCGGTCTTACGTAGTACGTCGAACAGGGCCAAGATTTCCTCGACTTCCTGTGCGCGGCCTTGGAGCCTGAGTCCTTCTTCGCCTGACTCCCGACGGAGCCTTTGGTCGATGAGGGACAGTTCAGTCTTCAGCAGCGCCTCGAAAGCGAGAAGCGGTTTCCAGTTGACGCTTTCGGCCAGAACATTCCATTCGGCCTTGTCGTCAATCCTTACTAGCATGATGGAACAACGAACACAGTGATGTCAAGCGGCACGTTACTTCTTCTTCACTTTGCCACCACACTTCATGTGCATCCCCTCTTTCTGCTCCATGCGCTTGTGCATGGCCGGAGACATCTTTGCTTCCTTGCGCTCCTCGCGCTTGTGTTCTTTCTTCTCTTTCACGGTGGCTCCTATTCGTCGGTGGAAACCGGCGACACGTACAGCGTCGTGGACTGCGCGGACGGGCAGATGGCCCCGATGTTGATTGAATTGGGCGGCAGGTTCACCACCACCGACTCACCATTGCGCACGCAGAAGTCCGTCACGACAGCCGTCTGCGATACCGGGCCGAAGCGCACGAAGCATACGTTCGCTCCTGCATTCACCAGCCTGACCTGACGCACCGTGGCAAAGCCGGTCAGTGCCGTGTTGCTGCTGGAGGCAGTCACCGCAACGGTGACCCCTGTTCCTTGATTGATCGAAAAGCTCATTGCATCCTCGCTGGGCCAAAGTTGTCCGTGACTGGCGCACCGTTCATCAGTTCCTGCCCTTGGGCAGACGGTCCACCGGGTTGTCCTTGCGGCATCGCCGCCTGCTGCATCGCCAGCATCTTCTGCTTCAGCGCGATCTTCTGCGGACTCGGAACAACCTTTGCCGGGTCCATATCAAGCGTCTTGGCGACTTCATGCAGCACAGCCGCCCGTCCCTCCACACCGAGGATCGACATGTCGTACGGGTTGGCCGTCGCTGCAAGGAACTCGTTGCGCCGCACCTGCGCGGCTTCCTTCAGCGTGATCGACATGGCCCCGCGCGCGACGATCAGGATGTCGCCCTTCAGTTCGGTGTCGGGGTTGTACTTCATGTTCCACACGTACAGCGTCTCGACCAGCGGCGTCAGCACGTTGGTGTCGATGCCACCCACGACAGATTTGATCACCTTGCCTGCGTTGTTCATCAGCATGGACATGCCAGATGCCGTGCGCCCCGCTCCGCCAGCAGGCGAGTCGCCCGTCATGTAGCGTGGGATGCCTGTGTATTCATCCGACAGTGCCGCGAACTTGTCGAACACCAGCATCAGTTCCTGCACGTTGGAGTTCGGCTGGAAGAACTCGATGGCCTTGCCGTTGCCGTTGCTCAGCCCGTCGGTGCCCTGCCAGATTTTCCACGGGAACATCTGCGTGATCTCTTCGCCCGGCGGCAGTCGCTGGGTGTTGACCCAGACCTGCGGACCCGACGAGATGCCCATGTTGTTCGCAATGGCCCGCGCCGCACCGTTACACATGTTCTGCGCATCACGGCAGAGGTCAGCTACCGAGTTGCCCCAGAACGCACCGGGGATGCTTTCGTAGCTCGACTTGTAGTACGGCTTGTACCCGAGTGGGTGGTAGTTCAGCGTGGCCTTGATGACGTAGGTGCCGACCAGCCAGACCTCGCAGTGGTAGGTCTTGGTCGCGTCGGGGACTTCCTCCGGGGGCATGCCCCAGTCCAGCAAGTCCTGCCCGATAACCGGCCCCCAGAACTGCAGCGCCTCGATGGTGGACTCCGGGTTCTGCATCGTGCCTGTGGTGCTGCGCCCCTCGGCGTTGGCCCGTGCGCTGTCCACGTCGAGCCAGCCCATCAGCCCGCCTTGGCCGTACTCCTCCAGCACCTTGCGTATGGCCGCTTCGTCGTAGCCCTCGACCCCGATCAGGTGTTCAAGGTCGCCCCGGCGCATGCGGTGGCGCTCAATCAGGTAGCCGTCGTTGACCCCGGTGGAGTTGGGCGAGGGGTAGATGTCGAACGGGGAGACCCGCTCCCACTCCAGCACCGTGTCTTCCTTGTAGTCGACGGTGAAGGTGCCGTTCGGCCCCGGTATCCACCCCATGCGGGGCTTCTTGCGCACCACCGGCCCTTTGATGATCGCTGCCGGGAACGTCACAAGGTCATCAATGAACTCGGACCCTGCCTTGTGGAAGCCCCCCTCGACAAGCTGGTCCTCCATCTTGTCTTCCATCCGGCGGACCTTGTCACGGGCCGTGTCCTGCACCTTGGCCATGTACTCGTCACGCATCTGCGTGAGCATGGCGCGAACCTCGCTATCGGGCAGCGGCTGGCCAATCTGGACGTACAGGTCGGTCAACTGCTGGATGGCCTGCTGCCGAAGCTGCTCCAGATCGGCCGGGGAAATTTCAGCGACGGGCGTGGGCGACAGCGTCCATGGCTTGTCCTCGCGCACGTTCAGCAGGGTGTCGCGCAACCACGCCGACGCCGCCCGGCACTTGACCGCCGTCAACATCATGAAGATTTCGGAGCCGCCCGACTTCTTGATGAGGGCCAGCATGTCCGGCTCGTACTGGCCGTTCCTCTGGCGCAGGCTCATCTCCATGCGCTTCTCCACGTCGCGCTTGGCGTCCCGTGCCATGGTCCAGCACTGCCGCACGTGTGCCGCGATACCGGTGAGGACGGGTGACTGCTGGGCCTGCAGCGCCGCCTGCTGCATCTCCTGCACGATCTGGTGGGCGCTCTGGAACTGCAGCATGCCACCGAGGTTCGAATACGTCGGCCCCGGCTGGGGCATCGGCTGCGTCGGTACGGGGATGCCAAGCATCGAGTGTCCTTACGCCGCTGCTGCGGCTGCACGGGGGATGTTGCCCCCCTCGTTCGCGGTGTTGGGCGATGTCACCACGCCGACGGAACTGCCCACGCCGAGCGCCTGTGTGAACATCTGGTAGTGCGTCTGCGCCCGCTGGGCGTTGGCCCCGAACGCGGCGTTCTTCATGTAGCACCGGTAGACGATGTAGTCGACCAGCGCCGAGGTGTACATGCCCTCTTGGAACGACAGTTCCGTGTCGTTGCCCGCTGTCGCCCCCGGCGCTTGGGCGTACACGATCCTGAGTTTCGCCCCCGCCACAGCCCCCGGCGAGATGTGGAAGATGCGTGGATAACGCTCGTCGTACATGAAGTTACGCACAGTACCGCCGACGCTGGTCACCCACAGCGGGTTCTGCGCATCCAGCACCTCCTTGCTCGTCACCCGTACCGGGGACGTTGGGGCACCAGCGGAAGACACGTTACACAGGATGTCGATGAGCCTCTGGCCGTCGGTCGGCAACGACTGTCGCACACCGGCAACAAGCACGATGTCCGTAGTGGTGGCGTACAGATCGGGCCGCAGCACACACATGGCCAGCCGGGCGTCGTTCAGGTGTCTCGTAAGCTCCGCCTCGGGCCATCGCGCCCCGGCTTGATCGGTCAGGATGTCCTGCACTCTGAGAAACACCTGACCAACGGTAAGGGCCATGCGAACCCCTTTGGGCGGTTATGCGTATGGGTAGCTTACGGCTTTTATCTCTCGCCGCGCAACTGTCTGGGGTCGCCCCCACGGTTTTCCCGCGTCGGCGTACATGCACAGATACTGCAGTGCATCAGCCAAGTCGCTGTGCGGGTGGCTTTTCTCGGGGCTGTCCTCGTAGTCCCCGTCCTTCTTCAGCTTGTACCGGTATTTCGTCGTCAGGGCGGCGATGAGCGGCCCGCAGGACGGGTCGATGAGTATGGCTGGCTGTCCGTCCACCATGCGTGTCAGGAAGCTGTCCACGGCCGACAGACGAGCCGTCAGGGCGTTCGAACGGGCTGTCCGCTACGGTGCGCTCGTCGGTCTGGACGCGCTGGGTGCCTGCCGGGTCGATAGTGATGACAGGAACCGCCCGAGGGAAATCGTTGATGAGCAGGGGCTTAAGTTTCTCGCGGGTGAATCGCAAGGCTCCCATGTCTGCACTGGTAAGACAGCGGTAGACGAGTAGGCGTCCACGATAATCCAACTGGCCGACGACGGCAGTGGGAGTGAGTCCGCAGTCCATACCCACGATGAGGGGTGTGGCAGCGGCAGTGTTGAACTTGAGGGGTTCCTTGGCGACGTGAATATCGCGGTTGAAACTGCGGAACACCGGACGCCCGGCGAGGGACCGTCCGAACTTGCTGTGGATGTAGACATCGACCCAGTCCTGCGCCTTGCCCTGCGCCAAGTTGGTGTAGTAGTCGGAATCGAGCCACTGGAGCCAGTCGGCTTCCTGCGACATGGCCGACGGCTGCATGAACACCGCCGCGTTGCCCGGCGGCTCGGTCAGGTACTCCTCCCAGAACGTCTCCGCATCGGGTGGGTTAGACGCCCCCCACACCTGCTTGGCCAGCGTTCCGTCCTCGCGTACGCAACCCCCTTCATGCTTGCCCGGTTCAGGGGGCAGCATCATCTTGTCCGGGTAGCGTCCCAGACGGCCCTGCATCATGAGGAAGATTTGCGGGTTCAACTCTCGAAATTCTTCCACTACCGCGAAGGTGGCTTGCAACGACAGCAACCGTCGGATGTCGTTCGCGTCGTCCAGACCACGGAAAAGGACTTCGCAATGAACGTCGTTGAATCGCAGGTCGAACTTGTACTCTGACTTCGTGTACGTCCCCGCTTCCCCATCGGGGAACCATTTGAGAAAGTCTGGAATAGAAGTGTCCCGCAATTGCTCCCGCGTCTGACGTATCCAGATACAGCGTGAACGTCGCACGCCATCGGGACACGGGTGCATCCGCGCTGCGTGGTACGCGATCTTCATGATGCTCGCGGTCGTCTTCGTACTGCCCACGGGTCCGATGACCAGCGAGACGAACTTCTCCGAAGCGAGGAAGCCAGCGAGCGAAAGCGGAGGCGAGTAGTTGATGGAACTCACGGTGCCATGTCCACATAGTCCACCTCCAGTACATCCACCGGAGCGGTGCGCGTGTACTCAGGGGCATCTCCAAGATCGTCGGTGGTCAGCGTGCGCCGCACTGGTGTCACGTCGATCTTCGCGGGTTGTGTAGTG